AGCGTTTCCGCCGTAAGCCTTTTCCACTGCGCTCTATCGACGCGCAATTCAACCGTATACTCAAGATCACCTACCTTGCGGTAGGTTGAGTGTTCGATCGAATCGATGTCGTCGCTCTTTTCCCACAAGTTCTGGAGATAACGCCCATAGTGTGATTCGTCGAGGTCAGCCGAGGCCTTCCAAGAAAAACCGGTAACTACGAACGCCTGCTCACCCGGCTTATAAGTCGGACGGCAGTCATCCCACTCTGCCCATAGGACGCCGGGTTTCCCCGGTGGACCCCATGCATCACGTGGAACGATGTCCCTGCATATGCGCCATAATCCGTGAAACCGATGCGAGGGGGTTGGATACCCCAGGCACCACCGGACAATATCGTTATGCAGGACTACAACATCGCTATAACACGAGGGCAGTTCCTTTATGTAAAAAGGTTTAACATCAACACCATTGAAGTAGTGCCCACCGCAGGACTCTCGGAAGAATCCTGATGTGAACGTCTTCTCTCGATTGAACTCGAACCCACAAAGGGCGAAAGTTTCAATGAGGATGTCAACGCCTTTCGCAGGGACAATGATGTCGTCCCCGTATAGCGAGACCAAAGCACCTTCTCCATAGCAAGCACAAGCTATCGCGTAGAACAGCAACGTTTCAAGTTCAAACGTGAAGCCATTCCCCATGGTTGAAACCTTCTCCCAAAGGATAAGGTCTCCGGACGGTAACCGCCCGTACTCCTCGCGTAACGCGAGGATATGTTTTAACCATGAAGCAGGTAGCAATGCCTGAACCAGCCCCAGCGAAATGCCGTCACTAGCTCCGGATAAGTCCAGAGTAGCTAAAGCACCGAGCTGGCTGCCGATTCGCGCGAGCACACGATGTTGCTCTTGTGCCTCACGCGTTAGGAGTCCGAACCGTTGTAGTCGCTTGCGAATCAATTTTCCGATTCCTTTTTGAAAGAAGCCATTCCAAGTAACTGGCTTGCAAGCAGATCTATCACGGTCGAAGTTCTTTGGAACAGTGAACACCTCGTTGTAATTCCGAATCTCCACGTTGTTAGTGTAGCTCGGAACGAGGTCGAGCCCGCCCCATGCCTCGAAGGCATGAAGGTAAGGCAACGCCGCGGTCGTAATCTGGGCTGATGAGGCCCATTTATTATGTAGGTGCGCAACCTTGCGGTTGAACTCCGTTGTTGCCCCTGGGCCAAAATTGCAGGCCGCAGGGAACTCCTCCCATGGGAACTCGGTTCCCAGGATCTGGCAAACAAAATAACGGGCCTTCCGCATAATTCCATAAAACCCTTCATGGCTGTGAGGCCACGAGCGATTCCAGAAATCACACAGGAGGTCATTACTCTGCTTGCATCTAACCTCACTATCCAGAAGCTTTTGGATAGCGGCATCGCGTCGATCTAGCTTTTCCGCGGGATCACTCCCTTGGAAGCGCTTGAGGACGTTAGCCTCGAGGTAGAGATCCTTGAACGACGCAGCAGTTTCCTGCTCTAATGCTTCGGCCAAGGTAGATTCCATAATACTACTGGAAAGAAGTTTGCGATCGCTTAAGGGCGGAAACACTGCCCCAAGCTCACGCACCAATCGGGCAAGCTTTGTCCGCGGTACAGGCGCGAATTTCACACGACGTGCGGGGCGGGATGCCCCTGTGGTTAACGTCGTTTGCTTCGGTATAGAACGTCTGCTGTTACTTTTCATTTTCATCAATCCCACTTAAAAGGAGGAATACTAACGGCGGTTACGGAGTGAAGTTGGTCAAGAACCCAGCGAACTGGGGTGAGACCACGTAGTCCTTAACAGCGGCCAGGATGAATGCGCGAGACACCGCGTCGGTCTTCTTGCTCGTACGAACAACTACATCTAAGTAGACGTCGTCAAGGAGGTCGCCCGGGCACGCACACGCCGTTGCCGTATCATTAATGATCGGTACATACAACTTCGACAAGAAGTTAACGCGTTCCTTGGTAAAGTTGATCCGTTGGGTCAGAGTACTGAAGCCCGAAGGAATACCGGCACTACGATCGGCCCAGAGGTGGACACCATTTGTCACCCCTGAATCAGCGTAGATAACACCATCAAGTGTAATATCAGACATAAAATTTGTCCTGGTTAGTTTCCTTCGTGCGGATGCACGAGGGGTACAGCACTTTTCAACGTACGAAGTTCTTGAGTACGCTGAGGGCGTTAGCAAGTTGGTCAATTCCAATACCTTGCTTTAACCCAGGCATCGCGGCTGGCATTACACCGTGATGGAGAACCTCCCTTTCGAATAGCTGAATATCAAGGAGCATCCGCTTAGACGCGGGGTCCTTAATGATAACAGCACCCGGAGGTGGTTCCGACCTTAGCCCAACGATCTGCGTTACCCTCTTCCGGGACATGGTCCCTTCGAGGAAGGTCGTGTTATTCGCAGCAGTCATGCTACGAAGCCAGCTTCCCACGCCGAGGGCGTAGTCAGCCAACCACGAGTAACGCACCAATTCCCACGCCAAAGACCCAAGGTTATCAACCCCCAGTTCTTCGCGCAAGCTCGCACGCACTGGAACCTTATACACGCAGCTATAATCAATCTTAACGACTTGTTCTAAGTCTGCGTAGAGGTTAAGAGGCGACCCATTATAACCCTCACTCACAAGGAGTATCGAGTACTTATAGGTTTCCTCCGCCCCCGCCTTCACACGAACACCGAAACTAGAACCATCGTCCTCGGCCATCGCGGCCTTCAGGTAGACGGTCCCGTCGAAGATATCGTGTGCTAGGGGTTTCAGTCCCAGCTGGTGAGTCAACCACGCATCAGTAACTACTTCTAGGCTACCACGCTCTTTCTTAGCAGTGTGGCGCAGGGCGTTTTCCACACCCATGCGTTCAGCCTTTCGCAGCCATGACAGGATTGACTCCGGTGTTTGCTCTACCTTGTCGGCTAACCGACGTGGAAAAGCGACCAACCCATTGGCTAAATCTTTCACCATATGGATTGTTTCGCGGAGCTCACCGGCCGCAACACCGAGATCCCACTTTCCTTTTCCAGAGGCTTCTGAAAGCTTAGAAAGGAACTTGGTCTTAGCTCGGTTCTCAACATTAACACCAACCGGCTTCACGAAGAAGTCGATCACGGCCTTTGCACTAGGACTGCCGCCGAGCATATTTCTAACTGCTGGCGACGAATCGTGGGCAAACCAACCAGGCGATGTTCTACCTGTTTGAACATGACTCACGTCGTTAACGTAAACCACATTGTTGGCCCAGTAGGAACTGGGAGGACGGGTGCCATCCGCACGCAACAAGTTCTTAGTCGAGGCGGGTTCTTGATGCCAAACCATCTGCTGGAGTTCAACTCCATAAGAATGATTCAGACTATCAGGACTCCACGACGGACTTTGAATCACGTGCGTGTTAACAGGGATGACATAACCTGTGTCAATTGCGTTATGGGGCATAACTTAGGCTCCTTGTTAGGAAGCCGTAGCCCCCGTTGAGACGAGTGTGCTTTCGCAAGCACTCTCAAATGGGAGGACGTTTTGGTACGTCTAATCCCGCGAGCCGTTTGATTACGGCATGCTTAAAACACTTGCATCCAAGTGTCCCCAAGCACTACTCCCCCTTC